GTTTCACTTGGTCACCTTGTCTGATTGGTGGCACCGGCATTTCCCTGTCGGGAGAGCAGATCTTATATCAGGCATTAACTTCATAATGAAAAGATTAAGTAAAAATAGATTAGCTATGATAGCTTCTCTTAATTTACATAACTTTACACCAGAGGTTGTTGCTGACATTTGGATCAAGTATGAAACCGGATTACATTATTCTATAAAGAGTAATGGAAAACAGTACACACTAGGACTCTACAAAGATTGCTATGCATTTCTGCGTAACTATCTGTTGGAGCTTCCAACTCATCCTATATCGTTCTGTAAGGTCGATGTAAAAGGAATCCCTAAACCTTTGTGGGCTTTACGCCCACTCATCAAAGGTTCAAGAGATAACCAAAGACTCGCCCTAAGTATCGCTCGTTCATATGAACAAATCCGTTTAGAAATTAACTATTCTAATTTAGAATCAATCACAGACGAGATGTCTCAGGAAACTGAGAGATCCGTACGGGGTTTATCTAAAAAGTTTAGAAAATTTCTTAAACGATTTACGCGTAAGCGTAAGTGGTACTTAGGATCCTTAACAGATCCTATTCAGCCTTGGGGTAAAGTGCTAACTACGCTATCAAAAGGTCCTAACGGACCTGCTGTAGCAAGTTCACACTTAGACGCCCAGGCTGTTTTACAAGATGTAACTTTGTCTAAATCTATAGAAGACCTAAACACTGCCCTTGGGCAGGATTGGGTATCTTCATGGATGAAGGCACAAGCTACTTCGAGTAATAGCAAAGAAACTCTTCATACCGGAAGGCTTGGCTTCTCAGCTGAGCCCGCCGGTAAAACAAGAATATTTGCAATAGGAGATTACTGGAGTCAGTTATCATTAAAGCCTATACAAGTTTCCTTGTATAAGACACTACGGTCAATAAGTACGGATTCCACGAAAGACCAAGATTTTGGATTCTCATCCTTAATCAAGGAAAGTCATGGGCACCCTACTTATTGTTACGACTTGTCATCAGCTTCTGATAGAATTCCTGCAAAAATGCAGAAAATCCGTCTTGAACTAATGTCAAATCTAAACGTAGCCGATAACTGGTTTAAAGTAATGACGAAACGGGACTTCTATGTTAAAGCTAAAGGGCAAAGTGTGAGATGGAAGGTAGGTCAGCCTTTAGGCTTACTATCTTCCTTCCCAAGCTTTGCTCTCTGGCACCATGACATTGTCCAGTTTGCGGCCAACTGGGAAAATTTCCATAAGGGGAGACCCTTAAGGTTCTTTAAACAGTACCGTATACTAGGCGATGACATCGTGATATTTAACACAGAAGTGGCACGACGCTACCAATGGTTACTAAAGAAAATTGGTCTCAAGACCAATATTCAAAAGTCAATCATTGGTGATTCAGTGAATTCCCAAATAGAGTTTGCCAAAAGGCTATCTCTACGCGGAAAAGAAATGAGTTCAATCAAACATAATGTCTTATCCAAGAACGATATACATAGTATATTGGACTTAGTTGAGTTATTAAGTAAGAGAGATTTCATTTCAACTGATACAGGCCATCACGGTTTGTCTCAGATCCTTAAATCAGAGGATCTTCAACGCCTTCAATATATATTATGGTTAAGACTATCTTCAGAGCCCACATTAAAATGTGGTAACTCTGACTTGATTGTCACCCGCGAAGATATAATCCAAAGGATCATATCCAAACGGACCGATAATATTATAAGGAAAGCAATGGAGATAAAACCTCTAGATATGGAGAAAGAATTCCCGAATCTAATTAGTGGATTTAAATCCATCGGCGTGTCTTGTGATGAAAAGACCTTGGCAGATAGGAGTATTGGGGACCTAACCGGTTCCCACCCTATTGTGCTAGCTCTAACTCAAACATCACGTGAATTACAATTTCTTATGTTCACAGTATTGGATGATTTAGAGCCAGATACTGTTGCTCCGGTTGAATACTTGCCAGTAGTATCTAGCCAAAGCTTCTATCATGACCGAAAGGTCATGAATAGATACCTTAGCCAGATAATACTAGAGTGCTTCCAAGAGGCTCTTGATGAAAAGAACCAATCGAAAGTGTAGACATGTAAACTTTTTAGGGTTTACACCGGGAAATAATAGGTGTAATGGTTATAATGACCGAGCTATTACTAGCAGACAACCCCGTGAGG